GCGCATTAAGTCGGTTGCCTCCCCTGACAATGGGGAGCAGACGTACACGAAGTACTGGTTAGACAAATATCTGTTTATGGGTATGCGCTCAAAAGGCGTATATCCCACGAGCAAGTATCAAAGTTCGCCGTTATTTTGTGGTATTCTGAAGAGATACGTTACACGGGCGATTAATCGACGTGATATGGAATTTCTTTATTCATTACAGAAGGGAGCCAAACAACATTGGCCTCGTTTGGGTAAGACCAAAGAGCTGGAAGCGTTAAAAGAACACGCAACCAACCTTGGATCCAACGATAGATCTATACCAACAGATCTTTCTGATATGATTAAAGAGAATTCGATGTCAATGTTCGGTGATATCGATCAAGCCGACTGTGTAAAATTTCTCCCGACGGGATCTGCGTGTCTAGAGGCCTCACTCCGGAAAGGAGGGGCACTTAGTCTCACGAAATCTTTCGTCTTCCCGAAAGAGAAGTCAAGTTTAGGACTTCTCCCCCAACTTCAAATCGCTTTTGCACAATGGCGCGATGAGAATTTTCGGGCGATGGAGGGTAGGGCCAGTCGAGAAATTGGAACTAAGGGCAAAAAGGTAAAGATAGTTATTATACCTGAGCCAGGAAAGTTTCGTATTCTCAGTAAGGGTAGCGGATACCTCTACAGTGCATTGCAGCCTTTGCAAGGAGCTATGCTGTCGAGGTGGAAGCGGTCTCGCTTTGCGACTATGAGGGACAATGATTTAACATCCCGGGTGAGGGAGATCGACAACAAGATCGGTTTCCCATTTTGGAGAAGTGGTGATTATTCTAAAGCAACAGATTTGATCAAACGTGATGCCACGATTGCAGCCATGGTGAATCTTAACCATGTGCCACAATACGCTTTGGCCCTTGAGTCAATCTCTTCGGAGTATATTGCTACATATCCTGACAAGAGTGTGTCTATCCTCAGGAATGGACAGTTGATGGGACACCCCCTATCGTTTGCGATCCTATGTATTATTAATTTGTCGGTTTATTATCTCGCAGTTGAGGATTATTTCAGTCGCCGCCCCCTCTCCGCTATCAATGAGGAGAAGAGAACAGCAATGCGCGAGTGTGTGATTGTCAACGGTGACGATATTCTTTTTAAATCTGACGAGGAGCTATCAGAGCTTTTCGATATCAGAGCCAAGCAGGCGGGGTTTAAGCCCAGCCCTGGTAAGGATTATCTATCGCCGGATTGTGCGTTAATTAATAGTCAGTTGTTTATACGTAGAGATGGTGAAATGTGCAGGAAGGGCTATTTGAACCAAAAGCTCATATACGGAGAATCCCTCAAGGGAGGTACCTCTGGAGCGACCCCGCTGTCAATCGCGAGGTCGTTAAATGAGATGTTCGAACGGACGCCTTGGACCGCATGTGTTTTGGGAATGGCAATGAGCCGATTCAATGTTGAGTATAGTGGATTCCATCCAAATTGGTTTCTGCCAGCTCACCTAGGAGGTTACGGAGTCAATCCAAAGTATGCCAATAAACAAATTGAGTATACTAAAGAACAGTGTAAGGTTGCGGCGTTTTTCGTACAGAACCCGAAGCTGGCACTCTACCGAGTGTCGGGTGTGGGTAAATTGGATTTCAAGTTGTTCGGCCGGTGCGTCCGGAATTATAGGTGGGTACGAGGTGATTATGTCCAAAGTATGGGCGAGGACTTCGATAATGAGGATGAGTGTATGGGTAGACTGACAATGGTCTCCCGTGCGTCCCTCCAAGATGTCGGAGTTAGCTCAGAAGTGATCGCTAATCGTATTGCATTCCATAACAAAAAGAGGCTTAAGCCGATGTCGGTGGATAATCTACTGTCATACTCGGTGGCTCGTCTCGTATCGTATCCGGGTCCAGGCGTCCCCCCTATGGGGGCACTGCCCGTGAAGCGTACGTATAAGGTGAGGCCGGGTGGTTCAGGTTTCTTTCTCAGGTCAGAAGCAGGGTAAGTCACAGCCCTGGCGGGGTCGATTGCTGTAAACGCACCAAAACGGTGGTCAACGACAATGGTTGATCTTAATAGTTCCGTGCTAAGTTGGTATATACCGGATTGCCGGTTGGGGTCGTGCAAATAAGTGCGATAATTGTTCATATGTGTATGAGCAACCTTAACATACCATAAATGCCGAGAGACTGCACGGTGCGGTCGTAATGATTGCAATTGATGTACAGTCCACCCATTGGATCGGGTGGAGCCCGTGATAGATCCAATTCTCCACTATGCCTAAGTCGTCGATATCCAAGTCGGCGCTTACGCAGCTCGCGCAGACCATGGCGCAAAATATGGTCGGGACCTCGACTCCCACAACGTCAAAGTCGAAAACTAAATCGAGGAAGGCTCGGAAAATGATGTCCACCAATCAATCTCGCCTCGCGATGGCACCAGCAGCTGTATCTTCGTCCTATCATGGGACTCAGATCCGGTTCGGTGCTGCATCGTTCAACGGTAAATCGGGATTGAAAGTGTCGGGATGCATCCCACTAGTTCAACTAGGGGGAGCGAACAGTGCACCAGATGCGCTAATCTA